AGAAATAGGAGAACAGATCGATAATTCTGTTCCATTAATTATGGAAAAGAAACTTTTGGAATTAAAAAAAGCTGTTGCTGCTAAGATGTGTGAACAGATGAAATCTGCTTCTCAAAAAATTAGAGGAGAGCTTACGGAAGATGAAATTGAAGAATCTATTGATCCTACAGAAATACACAATGGTCCAGCACCAAAAGGACAGAGAGTTAATCGCGATGATAAAGGTGATAAACAACTTCCTAATACTACAGTTGTTCCAAAAAATAATCTAAAAGAAGAAGATACTAATAAAGAACTTCCTAAACAAACATTAAGCAAGAGAGCTGATAACTACGATAGAATTGAAGTTCCTAAAGCAACAAATGCTTTAGCAACATTACAAACTGATTATGGTAGGAATTCTTCTATAGGTAAAAAAGCTCAAACTGCATATGATTCCGTAATTGCAAAACGCAATCAATTAGAAAAAAATGCACATGATGCTAGAGTATCTCAAGATAAAGATGATGAATCAAGTAGGGTTAAAAATAAATTATCTAATGCAGCAAAAGGTGGTTATATAACCAAAGATTATGCAGAGAAATCTATTTATAATGCTAAATCTAACATACAAGGTGGGGAGTACGCTAAAAGACATCCATCACAATCTGAACCTATAAATGAAGAAGAACTAGACGAAGCCCGCATTAATCTTATTAGAGCTAGAATTCGCGGTGGTAAAATTCAACGCCGCAAGAGAGTGTCTAATGTTCCTGGTATGACTCTACGTGGTGGAACATTAAAGCGCATGTCTGCTGCTGAACGCCGTCGTAGAAAGATGGGTGCCCGTAAAGGTAAGATGAAGCGCAGAGCAAAGCTTTCCAGATCATTAATGAAGCGTAAGCGTTCATTACAAAAAAGAAAATCATTAGGACTATAAAGATGAAACTCATTAAAGAAGAAGTTTTAAACGTTCAGTATCTTGTAGAAGAAGATGGTAAAGGTGGTAAAACCCACTCTATTCAAGGCATCTTTATGCAGGCTGAAAAACAAAATAGAAATGGTCGTGTGTATCCGCGTCATGTTCTTAGTAAAGAAGTTGAAAGATACAATCAAAATTATGTAACAAAAAATCGTGCTTTCGGAGAACTTGGGCATCCAGATTCTCCAACGATTAACTTAGATCGTGTATCACACATGATCACAAGCTTAAAACCAGATGGTAATAACTTTATTGGTAAAGCAAAAATCTTAGATACTCCAAATGGAAGAATTGTGAAAAGTTTATTAGATGGTGGAGCAAGTCTAGGTGTGTCAACAAGAGGCGTAGGGTCTCTTAAGCCAGCCAACGGCTTTCAACTTGTTCAGGACGATTTTCATTTGGCTACAGCGGCCGATATCGTTGCTGATCCCTCAGCTCCAGACGCATTTGTCCAAGGTATAATGGAAAATGCAGAATGGATTTTAACTAATGAAGGTTGGAAAGCAATGCATCAAGATCGTGCTAGAAGAATGCTAAAAGAAGCTTCTAGTGCTGATATTGAAGGTATTGCTTTAAAAATCTTTGAAAACTACATCTCAAAACTTTAAATAATATAAATAAAAGAAATAAAGGAGTAATCTAATATGGCAAAGTCATTAACTGAAGCAGCAAGAGCTGTCCTTATGCAGGAAGAAACAGCACTAGCAGCTACATTAAAGCCAGGCTCAAAGTCAGTAGACCCAGCACAAACACTTGGTTCTGCTACTAAGCTTGCGGATCCAGTAATTCAACCAAACGGCACTGATGGTTCAAATCTTGGTGCTGCGGCTGCTGCTGGCATTAAAACAGATACATCTGTCAAGAAAGCAACAAAGCCTGAACCAATGAAGAAGAAGGCAGAGGTTATGGAAGAAGATGTTGAAGAAGTTGCAGAAGAGAATCAGGAAGAAATCAACGAAGAAGATGATGTTGAACTTTCCGAAGAACTAGAATCATTCATCGATCAGTGCCTTGAAGAAGGTATGGACGAAGATCAAATTGCTGAAGCAATCGAAGAAAACTTTGAATTCGTAACTGAAGAATCAGAAGAAGATGTAATGGAAAATTACGAAGTAGACATGTCCGAGCATGTTGACGCTCTTCTAGCTGGCGAAGAACTATCAGAAGAGTTCCGTGCTAAGGCTACAGCTATTTTTGAGGCTGCTGTTAAGCAGAAGGTTGCAGAAGAACTTGCAGTGCTTGAAGAAGCATTTGCTGCTACTCTTGAAGAAGAAGTTGGTCGTATCGAAGAAGAACTTTCAACAAATGTCGATGACTATCTCAACTATGTTGTTGAACAGTGGACATCAGAAAATGAAGTTGCTATTGAAGCAAGTCTTCGTTCTGAATTAACCGAAGAATTTATCTCTGGTCTTCGTAACTTATTCGTTGAACACTACATTGATATTCCAGAAGAAGCAGTATCAGTTGTAGAAGAAATGGGTAACAAGGTTGCTGAACTAGAAGAAAAACTAAATGAGGAAATTGAGCGTAGTGTAGCACTAAGCAAGATGCTCAACGAATCTAAGTCTAATGAAATTTTACTTAATGCTTGTGATGGATTGACAGATACACAGGCAGAGAAGCTAAAATCTCTTGCTGAAGGAATTGAATACTCTGACACTGACGAATATGCTCAGAAAGTTTCTATTCTTAAGGAAAACTATTTCTCAACATCAGTTAAGTCCGATAAAGTTCTAGATGCTGCTGAATCATCAACAGATGGTAGAGGTATGATCTCTGAAGAACTAAATGGGCCAATGGCTGCATATGTTAGATCACTTGGCAAAACACAGCTAAGATAAAGAAATTATAAATATTAATAAAGTAAGACTTTAAAGGAGAATACTAAAATGTATCTTACAGAACAATTAGAACAGAAGTGGGCACCAGTGCTTGACCACGCCGGCGCAAATCCAATTAAGGATTCATATCGTCGTGCAGTTACAGCACTTGTCCTAGAAAATCAAGAAAAGGCAATGGCTGAAGAAGGCCGTATGCTTAACGAATCTGCACCAACCAACTTTACTGCAGGTGGTTTTGGCGGCGGCGCTTCTGCTGCTGGTCCAGTTGCAGGTTACGATCCAATCCTAATCAGCTTGGTTCGTCGCGCTCTTCCAAACCTAATGGCTTATGACATTGCAGGCGTTCAGCCAATGACAGGTCCAACAGGACTAATCTTCGCAATGCGCTCACGCCGTGACACAAATCGTGGCACAAACGAAACATTCTTTGATGAAGTTCTAACAAGCTTCACATCACAGAACTCGTCAGCAGGTTTTACAGGTGTTGGTTCACATACTGGTTCAAACCCAGTTTCTAACACAGCTAACAATGATGCTTATACAACTGGTAAGGGTATGACAACATCACAGGCTGAAGCTCTTGGCGATGGCAACACAGGTAATGCTTTTGCTGAAATGAACTTCTCCATTGAAAAGGTAACTGTAACTGCTCGTAGCCGTGCGCTAAAGGCAGAGTACACAATGGAACTTGCTCAGGATCTTAAGGCCGTTCACGGTCTAGACGCTGAGACAGAACTAGCAAACATTCTTTCAACAGAAATTCTCGCTGAAATCAACCGTGAAGTTGTAAGAACTGTTTACCGTTCAGCCGTTGTTGGCGCTCAGTACGGTGTAACAACCGCTGGTACATTCGACCTCGATACAGACTCAAACGGCCGTTGGTCAGTTGAAAAGTTCAAGGGTCTTGTATTCCAGATTGAACGCGAATGCAATGCAATTTCTAAGGCAACAAGACGCGGTAAGGGTAATATCCTTATCGTTTCTTCAGACGTTGCTTCTGCTCTAGCAATGGCTGGTGTTCTTGACTACACACCTGCTCTAAACGTTAACCTAACAGTTGACGATACTGGCAATACCTTCGCTGGTACAATGCACGGCCGTGTAAAGGTCTACATCGACCCATACTTCGGTGGTTCATCAAACGGTGACGAACTATGTACAGTTGGTTATAAGGGTACTTCACCTTATGACGCTGGTCTATTCTACTGCCCATACGTTCCTCTCCAGATGGTTCGCGCTATCGGTCAGGATACCTTCCAGCCAAAGATCGGCTTCAAGACACGTTACGGAATGGTAGCTAACCCATTTGCTAAGGGACTAGATGCTCTTACAGACTTTAGTGACTCAATTACAGATACAGTACGCTCTAACCAGTACTACCGTATCTTCCGCGTTCGCAATCTTACCTAATAATAAGAAGAGACGCAGTAACAACTTGGGCGGTGGCAACACCGCCCTTTTTGTTTATATAAATATTACCAGAGGTATCAAATGACAACAGAATCATTCATCACTAAGACTCCAGAAAATACAAGTTTGCTACAGGCAACTAAGTATACATTTACTGTACCAAATCTTCCATTTGCCAAATACTTTTGTCAGTCTGTTGTTATGCCGGGTGTATCAACTGGCGCTGTTCCAGTTTCAAGTCCATTTTCTGATACGTTTCGTCATGGTGTTAAACTAACATATGAAGAACTTAGAATCACTTTTATTGTTGATGAAGATTTAAGATCATGGCAAGAAACATACAACTGGCTTAGAGGCGTGGCTCGTCCTACAAAGGTACAAGAATATATCAAGCATTTTGATTCTAATGCTTCCATTTATTATGATGGTATTTTGACAATCAATACAAATTCCAACTTGCCTAATGTTCGTTTCAAGTTCAAAGACTGTCATCCTGTCAGTCTCAGTGGTATAACATTCAATACGGCCGATTCTGCTGATAATACTATCACAGCCGAACTTGGTATCAGATATGATTATTTTGATATTGAAAGATTGTAGTTGACATTTACCTAAAAGTGTAGTATAGTAATATACATTTTTTGTAATGGAGATAGAATGAAACCGCCAGTGAATATAGAACTGCTTATGGAAGAGTGGATCAAAGACGTTTCTTTTGATGAAACTGAACCACAGAAGGCCATGGCAAACATATCGAAGCTTCACGCCAAGTATTTGCGTATCCTCACACATCACAATCTTTTAGCAAAAAAATTACAAGCCGATTATAATTCACGGCGTAAGATCAAGTGGGAATACTATTCTGGTGATCTAAACAATCCAGAAGACCTTGAAAGGTATGGTCTAGAACCGATGATGAAGAAGGTACTCAGAGCGGATTTACAGCACTATCTCGATTCTGATACTGAACTAAATAACACACTACTGAAAAAAGTTATGCATGAAGAGATTGTAGACTTCTGTAAAAGTGTCCTGAAAGAACTTAATAACAGGACATGGCAGCTTAAGTCATTCATGGATTGGGAAAAGTTTATAGGTGGACAGTAAAATTATTATTAGAAACGTGAACGAGGCCTATGTTGGCATTGTCTGTGAAGATGGTGTAGCATATGAGCTTCGTGAAAACTTTACATTCCAGGTGCCAGGGTATCAATTTACTCCACAATACAAGGCACGACTCTGGGATGGAAAGATACGTTTATTTGATATCCGAACGAAACAACTCTATCGCGGTCTAGTACCGTACATAGCTAAGTTTTGTGAGGAAAGAAACTATGAATGGGATTATGAAAATGAGGACTTTGATGAAGAGTTCTCATTAGCGGAAGCAAAAGAATTTGTAGAAAAACTAAGGCCGAAACATGCTCCAAGAGATTATCAGTTGGATGCATTTGTTCACGCAATTCGTACACGAAGGTCTTTACTTCTTAGCCCCACTGCAAGTGGTAAGTCTCTTATTATTTATCTTCTATCTCGTTTTCTCA